GTGTAATCGCACGCACTGTTAAGATATATTCCATTTCCTCCAGAAAATCTTACCTTGCAATTATCAATAGTAATGTATTTTGCATCTGCCAAATAAATATTTCTGGAATTAGCACCCTCTATAGTCAGATCTTGTATGGTAATATAATTACAACCGTTAATTTTCACCACTTCATTTCTGACCGATACCTTTACTTCGTGGTCGCCGGGATCTTCTCCCGCGAAATTAAGGTAAAGATTACCATCATACGACCACTCCCCGTATAAAGTCAGACAGTTGTAGTGATTTTGAATGAAATACCCGTAACCCGCGGCGGGGGCATAAATAGTTCCGGAATAATTTAAAGTAGTGCCAGAATGAGATGTGATGGTACGTTTCTCCATTACCCAATAGGCGGTCCGGATAACCACCTCACCACCTGAAAAATTTGGACTTGACGGTAATTCCGCATCAGTCAAATAACTTAAGCCGGCAGTCGTAATAGAAAGATAAGCGTGATTTGGAAAACGACCTAAAGGCGTGTTTACTCCATCAAGTAAAAGAATATTTGGTTTTGATTCAGGACTAAGCGAGTGAACATAAATTCCATCTGACTCGGGATCACTCCAGGAGTCTGCAATCTGAAAACCTGACAAGATAGGATTTTGCCCACTACCATAAGCCCCTATAGTAATGACATTCCCACTTGTGCCTGATTCAGAAACTATCAGTGTCCCGTAGAACGTGTCACCTCTATTAAAATAAATATTGTCGCCAGGTGCAAATGTCCCAGCGGCCCATGCTGCGTTGACTTTTGTGATAGTCCTCCAGGCCTGGGAGTCACTGAGTCCAGTATTACTGTCATTCCCCGTTAACTTAACGTAGTAGTCGGTAGCCGACGACGAGATTGAAAAAGTAGCAAATAATATTATTAGTGTCTTTCTCATCATTCAAAAGGATAAGGTGTTTTATTGAACAAGTCGTCAACCTCCGCATCTGACAAGGACCTGTTGTAAATGCATACTTCATCGAGCAACCCCGCGTAGAATGTCCCATCAGCGTAGGCATTACTCCCCATTCGAAGCCTGCAGGCAGTGACGTAAACAATATCAGTTGAGTAGGCCGTAGCTGTTGACTTGACGTTGTCAATGTATATGAAAGCGTTTTCACCATCCCAGGACGCAACTACATGATGCCAAGACCCATCGTCTAACCCTGACCCATAAGACTTATCTAGCAGAGTAGCCGTATTCGTACCCAGGCGGAAGTTAATCCGACCATTTATACTGATTGATACCCAATACCCACACCAGTGAGTTGAGTAAACGCCGTTACCGATAAACCACTGATCACCCCCTGAAGTAATGTTAGCTATATTAAACCAAAAACTTATTGAAATAGCGTTCGTGGGCCGGCAGACAGTGCCAAGGAATACATTAGAAGACGTGCCGTTAAAACTAAAAGCATTAGCCAATACACCCGCTTCTCCTGTCGTGACCCCCGCTGAAATAGTGCCGTCATTGTTAGAATGAGAGTCTTTCGCGGTACTTCCGCTATCATCAAGCTTCCAGTATGCCATAAGTCCATTTAACAATCTGTTAGTTCCGAAAGTCAAAAACTCAATACTATCTACAGTTTCAATTACCACCCTGTCGCCTGTCAAAAAAGCAGGACGCACGATAACCGTATCATTACTCATTCGATAACCAGTTATCTCGTTGCGAGCTGTCGCATTGTAATTTTGCCGATAAAGATCCCCTGTTGTGCCTCTAAATACATAGACATGCCTATTTGCAAAAGCGGAATGATATATCGTTGAATCGCCGTTGACTGGAGCTCCATCTGTAGCACCAACAATAAACTCCAGTGACCTGGATTTCCTTGTCGAAGCACTACCTGCCCCTATCTGATCTATTGCTGTATTCAAATCACTTATTGTTATTAATTGACCTGTACCTCCAATTGTATCGGATCGCTCAAAATAATATACCTGAGCGGCTAAAGCAGAATCTCTGATACCCGAGATTGAATCACCAACCACCTTTCTCGTCTGGGCTTTAGTGTAAATATTATCGAGCGAATCAGCTATCTCTATAAATCCCGCGTTTATCTTTGAAAATGCAGTCCTTAGATTATCCCCTTGTCCATCATCAGGATTACTTCCAATATTAACAGGGACATACCTTAACTTATAGGGGGATGCATTTTTATTACAGGAAGCCACTAAGAGGGCAAGCACGGTAAGAACAATTATTTTTTTCATCATCTATACATTATTCATATTCAACATCTTGATCAATAAAAGGAAACCATTCGACAAGTTTCACATCATAAATTCCTTCATAAACATCCCATACTCCTTCGGTTATCTCGTATTCCCTGTTGCTATTGTACTCGTGCTTAATTAAGTTTTCAAAAGAAAGAGAATCTCCTTTTATCCTTCCTCTTAATACTTGTCTCGCATGTTTATTCTTACTTGCCAGCATTTTTTGAAGAGCTTCAATAAGAGTATAATCGCTTAAAGGGGCTTCTGTTAAATTCCAGTTTTTTGTAAGCGTACCATCTGGGAGACGCGTTATATTGTCATATAACAACCCTGCATTTATCAGTTCTGGTGCATCGGCATCACTAATGACTATTGCCTCTAGATCTTGTGGTTCGGATGACTCACAAAACCTTACCGTTTCTTCAAACTTATCCGGGTATAACTCGCCATTATTTAAAAAGTAGATTTTAACTTTAGAGAAAGCCATGCCAGAATATGTAGTACCTCTCCTGGGGGGCTCACTCTTAAATCTCATGCAGCGCACTCTCAATGTACCATTTCCCGGAAGCCCAAGTGTTGATATTTTGATAGTAGATGCTACTATTTTACCAGCAAAAACAACACTTGTCACCGTTTCTGTAATATATCTTGGTGTTGTAGTCCACCCAGAAGAAGAAAGATAATATCTGACCGATCCAATTAAAATTGAAACCTCGATTCTTACCTCCATTTGCAAAGGGAAAAGGCCAGTAGAACTCGAAGATTCATGACCGACAGCACATACGTTAATTTCAAAAATAAAACCCTGACCGACAACATTTGTTACAGCAATCTCCTGCTGTATATAATCAGTATCAATATTGCTATACGTTGGAATAAAAGCCCAGCACGTATCGCCAAGCCTTAACTGAGTAGGAGTAAAACTCCCTGATTTAGTCCAGTCGGCAAACATTAAAGATGAATATTTACTGAAATCATAATTTCTCAGGTATGATTCTCGGCGCCCGTAATTACAAGACATTAAAACTCTTTTTCCTCCTGGCTGTATATTGAGATTCAGATAACCAGAAGGACGGACATACCCGGCATTTCTTACAGTATCAAGTAAAAATACAGTTGGTGCGTCTTCAGTTCCTTCGTAAACGCCAGTAGAAGTATAAAGAGATCTTGCTAATTTCTTATCCTTATAAGACGAAATCCTCCACCTGTTGTTTGATTGCGTAATTGTCGCATCATACCTATTAAGCACCGCTTCGAGTACCTCATAACAGTTTTTATTACTGTATATCTCGCAATTCTTATAAGTCTGCGTCAAGGGAGGATAGCTTGCATTTTGATTTTTCTCATGTATCCCAATAGCAATTGCATAACCAATACCAAGAGAAATTTCATCAAGGCAATGCATTATTATTGCGAGCTCGCTTTGATTCCCGGCGAGCATGAATGATTTATTTTTAAGAAGTCCCAGCCCGTCAGTTGCCTGAAAGCGAATGTTTTGAGGACCAGAAATGTATTTACAGGCATATTGTTGTGGATTCAGATAACCACTCCACAATAAAGCCTCTCCACTTGTCGACACTCCACCAATAGTTGCGTCAGCCGTTATCTTTGTGCTGTCAGCTGTTATTACCGTGCTGTCAGCTGTCACTCCGGTAATAGAAGATCCTCGCCCGTTTCTATAGAGTAAAATCTTATACTTTTTCGGGTTATTCGTGTAAAATTCTATAAACTCAAAGTCAACTAATTCACGAATATAAAATTCTAAGGAAGTTCCCTGAATATAATTAGCCGAGTCCTTTCGGAGTATAAAAGGCGAAGTAGGAACATCCCTGTCAATCTCTATTCCGGAATAGCCATCCTCGGAAATTACAAGCTTCGTGGTAATTCCGTCTCGTCCCTTGCAAAATAGCCGATATTTAATTCCGTAAGCCATTACGTCACTGCTTTTCTCCTATTTCTTTCCTGTTCGATGACACTTACGAGCTGATTGCCTTCCCCGATGAGCCTGCCCGTTACCTCAACCTTGACTATCTGTTCTTTTTGCGTGAGATCATATATAAAGCTTTGCGGTCCTGCCGAAGTCGCCTGGGAAACACTATTCCCTCCCGAAGAAGCCACGGAAGACAGAGCTCCTTTTACAGCTGTTCCCAGAGCAACCAGGGCAACACCAGCCGCGATCGCCATTCCCGGGTTAAGGCTTTGTAAAGCTTTTTTAATTCCCTCAACAGCAAGCCCCGTTGCTATCGCCACCCTACCAACATTTATCGCCATGTCAGCAAACACCCCGGCGACCATTTTTCCAAAGTCATTTATACCAGCTTCGCCAGAAAAAAGCTGTCCCAGAAATTCCCCGAGACCAGTTGCCATGTCCTGAAATGCCCCGTTAATAACTCCTGATACCTGCTTTGCAAACTCACTTATTTCCTCTTTAGCCCTGGGGAGTGGGGCAAGAACAGCTTCAATAGTCTGACTAAAATCAGGCATTTTAATATTATCAAGAGATACTTTCTCCAGTGCATTTTTCGCCTTTTCAGCTTGTAACTGCTCAAGTTCTACCTGCTTTTCAACAAGCTTAACAAGCGTGTTACGCTCACGACTTAAGCTGCGAAGCTCTGTTGCTTGCTGGGCCAACAGAGAATGAATCTTTGCTTCCTGCTCAACTACCTCCCGCAGCTGCTCGTCGGTGGGATCCGAATTAGCTAGTGCTAGCTTTTCCTTCATTATCCGGAGTCTCTCTTTCTCAAGAGCAACCTGATCGGCGTATATTGTTCGAATAATAGAATCTGCCTGCTGTATCATTGCCAGGCGATCTCGTTCAGCATTCTCAAGATTACGCGCCTCTTCTCGTAGCTCAGCAACTTTTTGTTTTCTTTGATCAAGCGATAAGATTAATTCCGTCTCACGATCGTATAGCACATCCTCCGCCTTTGCCAGTTCTCCAGCCAGTTTCCAATCTTCTTTAATTTCAGCCCCTAGCCCCGCGAATGCACTTTTCATCTGCTCCCACCCTGAAACAAATCTGCCTGAAAATATCCCAGCCAGCCCTCCACCGAAGATCCTGAATCGATCAATTATATTATCAACAACGCTTCTCAATTTTGCCAATATTATCGCGAGACGATCCGCCCCTTCGCCGGATGACTTGAAATACGCAATAAGAGACCCCAGCGCAACTACAAGTGCGCCGATGCCAGTGCTGACAAGGGCAGTTTTCACAACATTCATTGCAACAGCAAAAGTCCTTGCTGAGCCCTGCGCGGCCCTCAAATTACTCCCCAGGAAGTTAAGCGCCTTGCTGGCTATGCCAATTGCCTCGTTTACCGATTTCATGTTAATATCGAAAAGCGAAGCAAACTCTTCCAGGGCAGTACCCGCGCCCTTCTTGAAAGCCTTTATGGCCGATTCGCCGTCTTTCAGTCCTTTTCTGAAGTCTTTAGAGTCAACGCCAAACCGGACCTTAAGATGTGATATAATCCCACCGCCTGCCATTATATGTTTTTATCTGTCCAATTTCTCTGTGCTTCTCTTCTTCTCTTTTGTTTAGCTGCCTCCTCGGGAGTTAATTGCTCTACCCTATTTTCCCATGGGAAAGGCCATAATTCCTCTGCGTACTTTCGATCTTCCTTTTTCACTTGAATATTCCAAAGAATTGACGTTGCATTTCTGAGTAACCCCGCATGAGCCTTAAACCTGTCACTCTCCATCTCTCTCCACCCAATTATCGCATCAAATAGATCTCCGACAACAGTTCTTCCTAATCTTTCAGCGTCATAACCAAGCCTGCCCAGGGCAAACTGACGTAGATACGCATAACCGAACTTTTTAAGATCATCTGTGCCTATCTCTTCCTGAAGAATATCCTCGGGAACCTCCTGTATGGCACGCTTTTTTTTTGTGATGATGGAGTTATCTGATCCTTGAAGATTATAACAAAACGAGTGATCGCCGACATGCTCATCAACCTTCCAAATTCCATTTCATCAAGCCCCAGATCTTTTCCATTAGCCCTTTCACCCTCTCGTGCCGACAGCCATGCAATCTTACGAAGCAATGCAATATCAGCAATCCCATTAAGGTCAATTACCTCCTTTCCCGTACTGGTTACAAATTCCTCCAGTACATTCATGGAAAAAAGTATACGGACATCTCTTCCGTTAGCCAATGTAAGATAACTCGCATTCATCAGGTCGAATAAATTGGAAATCCTATGGTTCCGCGGATTAGCTTGGCGCTACCTGACCAAGATGCAAGCTGACGCTCACTTCCAGCATCTTCGCCCCATTCACGAATCGTGCACTGACCGGTTACAATTTTCTTGCCCACCTGGAAGCGACCATAAGCAAAAGAAACAGTAGCTCCAACTGCAACCGCCTCTCGAAGCGTTTCAAAATCTTCATGCGTAGAAGCTTCAGATGCATCGCGTTCGATAGTTCTACCACTAAAGGTTAAGCCGGCATCTATGTCAATAAATTCTTCCTTAGCCTCCCCCTCATCTTCTTTAAGCATCATTTCTTCATAATTACCAGTCATTTTAAAACCGGTAGTCTCGAGCCCAACAATAATTTTATTCCCCCATTTCATACTGAGCTCATAACTATAAACTTTTTCCCGTGCCATTTTTACTTTACCTGTTTTGTGTTATAATTGAAAATCTTACTACCCTTATGTATTCCTTTGTTTGCGGATCAAAACCCGGATCTATTCCCAGGCATGAAATTGGTCCAAATTCGGTTTCTTTTGTTGTAGTAAATGCCAAGCCATTAATTGCATCTATTACTAACATCAATAATCCCTCGCATGAATCTGGACTATCATCAATAATCGCGACCTCTGCTGTCCAGTTATAATGCACAACCCCGGCTTTTAAATATAAAGGTTCATGTTCCGTCTCTTCATGGATGCAAATCGGCGTTTCAATCTTCTCGTCACCTATTTGCGCGAAAGTATTCGGAATGATTACTTCTAATGTTGATTGAATTGCCTCTCCTATCATTTTACACCAAGTTCATCGCACATTTTCATTATCTCTCTCTCCCAGGTTTCCTCAAGCTGCCGCCTGGCTTTCTCCCTTGAACCCTCAAAGGCTTCTTCAACAAAACCCCCTGGTATTATTCCACCCCGCCAATGAGCCGACTTGCGCCGGCGGGGATACTTAAATTTATGACTTGCCAGCCGGTTACTTAGCGTGCCATAGTTATGCCAGTACACAAGCATATATGGATCCCACATCTGACCCCTGCGGTTCTCGTATACCCCCAGGCCGCCTGTAAATCCAACTGAAACAACCAGCCCTCTCCTGGAAGATTTTATTTTAATAATCTTGTTCATCTTTTTCAAAGATGGCGGCAGGGAGCTGCTCATAGCCTGTCGAATCGGAACAGCAGCTGCCTTCAATGCTTTACTAACAGGCTTCCGGTAGATTTTTTCAGGGGCCTCCTTGAAAAACTGCATGAGCTTTTCTTCTCCTTCAAGAATTATATCTGCTCCACTCATTCGATTACCCTTTCCGCTAATATCTCAAGCATTATCCCATCCGGGTGTATAGAAAGAATATTATAACTAAACCCGTCATCTATAATCCTCATAGTTTCATCTACATCGTCTCGATAGTGAGTACGATAAATGTATTTATATGGATTCACAAGCCTTTCATTAAGATACTGTTCAGATCCCTCGCCCACGGATGTACGTGAACACCAGCAGTAAAAACTATGAGCAAACCCCTTTTGAGGCGCACCACCTTTTGTTTTTGTAGTTGTCGCACTACAAAAACTCAGATACCTGTCAAGCTTACCTACATCTTCCATTAGTATCGCTGCACTCTTAGTTTTCGTAAAATATTTCCTGCTGTAGTCATTTCTCCTTTTATATTTCTGTTAGCCGGGGTTAAGTATCTCTCTGATCCCAAGAGCAGAACTGCGTCGCGGATGTTCCCGGGAATATCAGCTTGAGCTCCCCAGCCGGTAGTAAATTCAATCTCAATGTTATTCATCCTACCAGAATCGACAGCTGGAAAATCAAAGAACCTCACCCTGGCAGTTAGCTCTGTATTATCGAGCTGATAATTATCAGCAGGCATTGTTTTAAAAGAACCGCCTGACCAATACCTGACGCATGTTATTCCAGACACTGGTCCTTTTTCAATTTCAATCTCATTAGATATAGGCCAGTTATCCATGTAAAGAAGATAAGATGAAAGAGAAATCACGCGACCACACTCATTCTCCACTTCCTCAATAGCTGATTTGAGAATATTATTCAGCTGAGTATCTGCATTATTATGAGTAATCCTGAGGTTATCCTTGAGTTCGTCAAGTGATATAAGATCATTCGAAATTTTCTCCTTCAGCTTATACCTTTTCATCTTGCCAGGTATTTTTTGATTTTTGTGACCGTCGCCCCACTTAAGTCAAGATCGGCAATAGAATTACCGGCCCTCATAACCTTCTCAATGCTGTCATACCCGGCCTCAAAAAGGATATCTCTGCCAGGAAGATCAGCAGGAAGCGGGTTCTCAGCTTTATCCTTTACATCTGGAAGAGGCGTGATATATCCTCCACTGAAAAGCGAATCAAACTTTTCGCTTTGAACCACTCCTGTCTGTTTTGGAAAATAAGAAAAATCCGGGTGGCTCTTAAGCCAGAAAACTTTTATCCAGGCCATAGTTTCGTTTTTAAAAGGGCCGGCCTTGACTCCGGCCCTGTCTTAATTAATCTAATCAAACAATATGAAAGAAACAAAAGCTTATTCCGTCAGAACATCAAGCATTGCTGAAAAAGAACCAGCATGCTCAATGCCAACATCATAAAAAGCGTTTAATACAAGGTCTACCCTATTCGACTTGGCCGAAGAATAAGGATCCACGACAAGATCCAGCGCGCCAAACTGGGCGAGGACCATCTTATTCCAATTACCAAAGAAGAGAGCAGAGCAAATTCCTGTTGACGTGCCCTTATTGAGATTATCCCTGACCAGCGTTGTAACTCCAGCCTTGTAACCAACCAACATATCTGGTTGCAGATAATTCCAAACTTTTTCCGGGTGTCCGCTTTCAACTGCTGTAGTTTGTAATTTATAACGCACCTTAGGAGATGTAACAAATCCCAAAGAACCAAAATCCGCGTCATCAAGCGCAACTTCCCTGATAAGCTGAAGAACATGAGAAAGGGTTGGAGAAGCTCCATTATTGCCACCCAACACTGATCCAATCCCACTTGTTGCCGCGAGACCCGTCGGGCCATCAACAGCACCATGAAGAGCTGCCCTCTGAACACTAACCGCGGTCGCCCTGATCAGAGCATCCCATATTTTACGCTCAATATCAGCTGATTCCTGGACAAGCAAAAGTTTTGAAAGCGGCACGTAATTAGTTAGTCTTTTAGGCCTAAGGGGCACGCTGCCCAGGGCAACTCCCGCATCATCCGCATCGTCGTTTTCAGCGTCCCACTTGACAGCAGGCTTAGAGCTAAAACAAGGAAGGTCCACGTTCCCTGTAAGCCCGGCCATTGTTTGTGCGCCAAAATCGACGAGAATTGTTTTTGCCCACACGGCATCAATAAAACTTCCAATTACCGTGGGAACAACAGGAGAACTGGCAGCGGCAAGTACAGCCCTTACCACGGTTTTATTCATTAGCACCTTGGAAGAAATGCCTATTCCGGCAATAGACGAGATATTTTTCATTTCTATTTCAGCCTCTTCAGCCATTTCTTTTTCGAGGCCAGTCAGGCTGCCCCCCTGCATTTTTTCCCTGATTGCCTTTACAATAGAATACTTCTGAATATCTCCAGCTTCCTTACGAGAAACAATAGTCCCGTCATTGGCTGCACGGGTGCGAAGATGATTCTCTTTTGACTCCTCAAGCGCGATCTCTTCAAGAAGCTCCTTTTCAGCAGTTTCAATCTTAGACCACCTGGATTTTTCCTCGGCAGTCATGCTGTCCTTCCCTGCCAATTCATCTTTTTCAGCCAGAAGGACCTCTAATCTGTTTTTTAAAATTTTACTCTTCATTATTTTATTGAATTTTAGCCAATCTGGCTTGTTAATTTTACTCTTGACTGTAAAGCAGAATACATTCTTTCCCATCTATCAGCACGGGCCTCGGCTTCTGCCAGGAGCCTGCGCAGCTTTTGCGGATCTCGCTCCCTCAACTCCAGGTCTTTCCCATCGAGAAGATCTAATATGTCACGTACCGAAAAATGCTCTATTTGGCTAAGAGAAAATCTTGAACCGAGCTCTTTCGCGGCATACATTAATGCTACATAACCCTCTTCACGCAGCTGGCGCATTCCAGCACGCTTACCGGCATCAGGATTTGATGGAATATTCACGATCGACCATTCAAGAAGTTCCTGGCCTGCGAAATAATACGTCTCGTCAATTCTTCCCTCCCCCTCCTCGCCCTCTCCGAAATGACCATCGCCAACAGGGAGAAATCCAACTGAGCTGCGAGACAAAGAACCAAAAATAATTTTGCGAAATATTTTTTCAGCAAGCGGGTTAATGACTGCATCCTCGAATTGGGCATCGGCAACCAGGCTCCGATCGACTCCAGTTCCTTCGATCTCGACGCGGACACTTTTGCCTATCACGAAGTTCGGGTCAGGTTCCGTACAAAGTCCGCCGAAAAGATTGTGCTGGTAAGCAACCACCGGATTCTTTCTGTAATTTTCAAGCTCCCACTTTTCCTGATTAAGCACCGTCCCGTGTCGGTCCTTTGCGTAAGTCGAAAGAATAAAAGGGATGATCCTGGATTCTTCAGCCCCCTTAGGTATATTTCCCCTTTGTCCGTATGTAAATTTTTTAAGCATCTATCTTTGAGTTATTTGTCTTTACCTGTTATATTAGCTGGCTCTAAAGGCTTATCAAGACCCGGAATTGGGTTACGATTTAAGAGAGCACGCCCTTCATTACGCGTCAGAGTCCCGTTGTTTGTTAATTGAAGAATATGATTTGTAAGTGTCGTGAGATCACCACGAAGCAGCCCGTCTATATTGAATCTAATACGGATCTTTCCCTTCTCTCTTGGATCAATAATTAGCTTATCTTCGAGCTCCATTTCCTTCCTGCGAAGATCCGCGCGGAGTGTGTATTTGACAAATTGTAAGTCCTGGTGTTCGATATTACTAAAAGTTGACCGTTCGAGATCCGCGATCAGGTGAGGCGGCACATTGAAGATCCTGCAAATTTCATTCAACTGAAACTTACGTGAAGCGATGAATTGAGCATCTTCAGGGTTAACCCCAAGCTGCTTATATTTCATGCCATACTCCAAGATCGGAGTATTATGATCCCCGCTATCTCCCTGGTAATATTTCTCCCAACGCCTTTTCCATTCCTTAAATTCCAAATCACTCATGTGGCCTTCCGTCTCGATGACGGCCTTTAGATTCCCGCCACGTCGAAAAAATCTTGCTCCATACCTCTCAGCTGCAAGGCCCAGTGCAATATTATCTCTTGCTATCCTAATGGGCGACTTTCCGACAATCCCGTCGGTCGACAGCATTTTATAGTGAATAATTTCTTCGCGAAAGAATGTGTCACTAATGCCTGTAAGACGATCCCTTACATTATAAAAAAGTCTGCCATTGCTCAATACCGGAACTACACCAGATGGATGCAGATGAATAAGTTTAATATTTCTTGTTCCCGCCGAATCATCGATCAAAGAGTAAGCATTTCCCCAGCCCTGCTGCCAGGCATTCATCGTCTCATGCCAGGTAAATCTATTAAGCAGGTCAGAAGGATTTAGAAGAATGTATTTTGCCGGGTGATCGACAGGGATTCTTGATTCACCCTTCTCTTCATAAACTTCGATAGGAAGTGACGCGGGAAGTTCAGAAAGGAGCCTAATACATGCCCACACGGCAGAAAGCCTAAGTGCGCTTTCTTCATCAATTACAATGCCTGCATCAGACAACCCTCGGAACAAAAATTCCGCCCCCGGCGGAGAAATAGGTGCTTTTTCGCTTTTTTCTTCTGATGGTGTTCCAAAAGTGCGCTTAATCCATGAAATAAGCCCCATTAGCCTTTTTCTTTGATCATAATAATTACAGATCAAAGTTCGTGAAGGCGTTATTAATTATTATGGAACATTGTTCCCGAGTTTTTTAGATTTTATCTTGCGGTTATAACACTGACGAAAAGAATCATAAGACGAGTAACGAAACCTCTCAAATAGATCAAACCACTTTTTATTCATCAATTCGAATACAGATTTCTGCGTGATCATCGGGTCCGACTTTCTTGCTTCCTGTAGCTTCCGGTCAAACAAGTCAAAAAAACCTTGATCAGTGAACATCTGCGCGATTTCAGCATCGAGAGCATGCCTTGTAACAGTAGGCTTTACATATTTTTTCATATAAACCTAAGAGAATGTTCTGTGTAAATTTCTTTTATCCCCGAGAATTTTAGCGTAAGATATTCTCCGATAGCTGTAATTATTGCAACAACGCCATCAATCTTTTCCCGGGAACGCTTTTTGTCCGGCCTGATATTATCATTTGTATCCACTGTTAGCATAACATTACGGACCATCCACCGAAGTACAGGATTATTGAAGTGTTCAAGTTCCCCCGATGCTACCATCTTTTCAAATTCCTTCGTTGGAGCCGACATATTTTTCAGGCTTTGCGAATAAAGATCCAGTCGACCGACTGGAAATCCACCTTTTTGAAGATTCTGTATTGTTCCATGGTGTGCCATATATGGGTCATATCCAAGCCCTATAACATTATATTCTTTCAAAATATTTAGCAGATCTGCTGTCTGCTGGTCAATATCAATGATACCACCTGGCGTAATATTTATATAACCCTGCTGAGCCCAAAGAGCATAATCAACCCTATCTTCCCTTTCCTTAACTTTATCTAAAGGAATCCAGCAATGTAACAAAACAGCCGGACGCCCTTTTATATCAGGAAAAAACAATCCCAGCGCATTAATATCTACAGACGAGGAAAGATCCAACCCAGCATAACAATCCTGGCCTTTAAGATCTTTCATTGACAATCCATGTTGACATTTCATCCACTTATCATCTGCAATCCATACCTGAGGAGCATCAACCCAGAGATTAAGATTTTTAGTTTTAAAAGAAACTTCCTTGCTCCTGCTATTAAGCGCGCCCTTA